CCGCAAGTAGAAACTACAAAGTTATACCACTTTACAACCATAGTATGAAAGAGAAGCAGTCGTCTCTTTCAGTACCCCTTCAATTGTGGAGATTTATGGACAATTATCTATTAACACAAATAAGTCCCACAGCATACTTGCGGTCCCTATCTCCTGGCCACTTGAGAACAATTCTTACGTTGTTCTCGGACCTTTGTTTTTCCTGTGGTCGTGATTACTTAAGAGATCGAAAATCCTATAGACGATCTCGAAAGACTAGTCTCAGTTCAAAAAGCCGTAAGGTAACCCCAGATGGGTTCTGGAATTCCAGATACGGTACTGAGAGTCGAGTGGGAAGCCTATTCAATTCCATACGAATAAGCCTCGACCTGAATCCAGAAATGCTAGCAAAAGTTCCTAGAGAGATTATAACATACTTTAAGAAAAGTTTTAGAGTCTTTTATGTATATTTTACAATCATAGGAGAGCTAGAAAATCAATTGCCACGAATTTTCCAATTGTTCGCGTCCGCGATTCCACTACACGTGGACCTTCAGGACAAAGTAGAATGGATTAGAAAATTCGCTTCCGGATTAAAAGCTTTCGGCGAGTCTATGCAGCGACTATGTCGCAAGATCACGCCCTTAAAAACGTTGCATGAGCGAATGGTCGTACATGCACGTCATAGACTTATAATGACGACAATAAATCGGGCGCTACCCAAAGGTTTAAAGACGGACGACGTCCTTGTGGAGTTCCTAGACCGTGTTGGTCAGAGAAGTTCTTCGCAGGAGGTCACAGAAGTCGATAAACAAAAGTCCCGATTTAAGGCTATTAGAAAATACGTCAAGCACCCAGATATTAAAAAGATGTATGAGATCCGAGCTACATCCGAAACTGGTGGTTATATAACCAACGGTTTTGCTCAGGAAGAACGTTCAAAGTTGAACGAAATTGATCCTATCGCTTTGCAGCTGGTCGATTATCTTCAAGATCTGGGGTCGTCTATACCTCCAAAAGTTTTGACTTACGTAAAACGTAACACAAGGCCCTCATTCAACCTGTCGGGTTGTATTGAGGTTCCTAGAATAAAAGGAGGCGCTTATGAGTACTATCGAAAGAAAGTAAGGGAAAGTTTTCCTGATGACTTACAAGATGAACCGTCTTTTGAAACTTGGTGGTCAGAAGTTGGAAAGGATTTACTCCAATCCAATGACTTTGACACTCGGTTGTTACCCGAAGTCATTTGCGAACGTGGTTGCAAATACAGGATCGTGACAAAAACAAATGCCAGAAGCACTTCTGGTTTGTCACGTGCTAATAACATGGCTATTAAGTTCCTTAAACTTATCCCCGGTATCCGTGAAGGATTCTACCTGAAATCTCGTTCTAAAGACCAAATTGACATAGGCTCTAAGTTAGTTTGGAACAAGATTTTCGGTCAGATAGATACTTCCGGTACTTTCTTATATGAATCTGATTGTGAAGACTCAACTGATTATATCGATCCAGTTTATGCCCGAGTAGTAGTTGACTACATGAGTGACCTGTTAGGTTTTAACTTTTTTGAACGAGAACTAGCTAAAAGTTCCGTCGACGTAACAGGCAAACGCTTCATTGAATTAAGATCTAAAGAATTTAAACCCTTTACCTATAGGTTTATGGCTCGAACTCAAGATGAAGCGGAGAGACTAAAATCGGAAGACTGGAATGAATATTGGACGCCTAATAATGTGGGTAGATGCGACCTAGTATCTTGTGACCAGGCTAAAATGGAATTCATTGAACGTCAACGTGAAGAGGACTACGGTTCTCTCGTAACAGACGAAAAGCCACCAATAGCTCTTTATTATGCCGTTGTTTCAGAAAAGAAAATGAAAATCGGTCGGTGGACACACAAGGTTCCAACACTTGTGGTTTACAACGAACGTTCAGATCCTGCCATTTTAACAGAACAAAATACACAATCTACCACTTTATTATTAAGCCCCTTAACAGAGAAGCTAAGAAGAAAGAATGTTATACCTTTCAAAGAACACCTCGAAGTTGATCAGGATGGAAAAGAAGTTCTAGTGTCCTATTTCGCTGTGTCGCGAGGCACACAGATGGGTCTGAGATTATCGTTTCCGATAC